GAATTAGCTGAGTCTTTAAACAAAGCTAAAAAATCTGCTGAGTAATGAAATTACTGAGTATACTTAAAGAAGTATTAAGTGAATCAGATCCTAAAACAGGTACAGGTAAAAAACCTAAAGGATCTAGTCGTCGCTTATATACTGATGAAAATCCTAAAGATACTGTTCGTGTTAAATTTAAAACATCTCAAGATATAAAAGATACATTATCTAAAGAATCGTTTAAATCTAAAACTCATGCTCGTAAATCACAAATTATTAATTTAATACATCAACGAGTAAGAGTCGCATATGGTAAAGCTAAAAACCCAGAAGTAAAAGCAAGATTAAAAAGTGCTTTAAATTATATTGAACAACGTAAAGAGGCATCTAAAGAAAAAACACAACGTTTAAACAAAGAAACATCAGATCCACAATCAGGTAAATCGGCGCCATTTGGTTCTGGTTATGCTCCTGTAAAAATTAAAAAATAATGATTAAACTATTAGATATATTAAAAGAAGTAAAGGAAACGTTTGAAAGTTTTGCCACTACTCGCGCTAAGGGTGCTGCTAAAATAGCATCTACTGCTGAAGAAAAAGGTGGATTAGCATTGTTAACATGGCACCACTTTAAAGTAAAAGCTCCATATTATAAAAAAGCAGAAAATGGTAAATTTGATAAAGAAGCGGCTGTAAAAGAATTTGAAAAAACCTATAAAAAGATATCATTAAATATGTCTCAAATAGAATTTCAACGTGAAGTAGGACGTATGGAAGTATTAGGTGAATTATTAATACAGAATAAATAATGATTAAACTTATAGACATTTTAAACGAAACAGAAATTAGTAAGTGTCCAGCTGCTACTCAAAATATAGAGTTAAACTTACAAAATAGACAAAAAGCTATTGATGAGTATGGCTACGGACCACTTAATCCTAACGAACCTAACAAGAAATTTTGGCAAGCTAAAATGGATATGTGGAAATTAGACTCAGTAGAAGAAGCCAAATCATCAAGATGTGGCAACTGTGCTGCTTTTGATATCACAACTAAAACACTAGATTGTATTGCTAAAGGAATTGGTAACGACCAAGGATCAGAAAATCCTTTTGATGTAATAAAAGTCGGTAAATTAGGATATTGCAGATTTTTAAAATTTAAATGTGCTGCGGCTAGAACATGTGATGCCTGGGTTGTTGGCGGACCTATAACAGATGATAAAAATAAATAAATGATTAAATTAACAGAAATTTTACAAGACCTTTTAGTTGAAAAAACGCTATGCCCTAAAGGTAGAGCTTACTATGATCGCCGCAGAGCTGCTGGTGAAAAACCTTCAGCTTATTTATCTGGCCGCGCTGTTAAAGTATGTAAAGGTTTAATGGAAGAAGATGATTTAGATATGCAAGAATCATTATATAATTGGTTTAAAAAAGAAGATTGGGTGCGAATTGATACAGCAGGTAATATAACTGGACCTTGCGGTACAATGAAAAAAGGTAATAAAACAACTCGTTGTTTACCTCGCGCTAAAGCAAATAGCTTAACTAAAGCTGAACGCGCTGCTACATCAAAGAAAAAAGTAGCGTCTGATAAACAATTTGTAGCTAATACCAAAAAAGCAAAAGTACAAAAGAAATGACATCTGAATTAATCATAGGCATGACCACTGCGGTTCTAACCTCTATCATTGGACCAATAGCCGTCCATTATGTTAAGCTCATAACAGAAAAGAAGAAAAAAGATCCATTAGGAGAATCCATGAAATTAAATGAGCTTATAATTACTAAGATGGAATCAATAAGATTAGACAACCACGCAGACAGAGTTTGGTTATTACAGTTTCATAACGGAGGTCATTTCTATCCTACAGGAAAGTCAATTCAAAAATTCAGCATGGTGTACGAAGTACTAAGTAACTCAGCAATACCCTGCCAACACCAATTTCAAAACATACCAGTAAGCTTATTCAGTAAAGCAATAAACGTCCTTCATAAAGGTAAAGTTATATGTGTAGATGACGCTACTATAGCAGATAAACAATATGAGGGATTTACCTCGGTTATACCGGGATCAGGGGTTAAAAGCACCTATATGTTCCCAGTTTACAATATAAAAGATCATTTTATAGGGATTGTAGGGGCGGATTTTAGCAGTAAGAAGAAAGCCTTAGATATGGCACAACTAACTGACGTTGAGATCGAAATATCTACTATAGGGGGCGTCCTAGACAATTATTTAACATACTAAGAGATATTTATTTATATATGAAACCTAATTATTATCACATATTCAAGCTCAAATTAAAAGAAGAAGAGGTGGTTACACCTATTGAAAACGAGTCTAATTTAGAGAAAATCCTTGAAAAACCCAATAAAGTATCTAAAGTGTTAGCTTTGTTATTAACAACGCAAAAGTCTTTAAACGATGAGGCTAAGACTCAATTAAGAGAAGTGGTATCTGATATCAAATGCATTTCATACAAGCCAACTACCTTTAGAGTAGTTATACCTAACGGTAATTACTTCGATCTTAAGTATGATCCTACACCGTTGAATATACAATATCCAGACGATTTTCAACCTAAAGACTCATTCACCGTAATAGTTAGTGGAAAGAAATTTCACATAGCCAATAACTCAGAATTAGACAGCGCTATAGATTACATAAACATATTATTAAGTACATCTCCTATCGGTAAGGAACCAGAACCAGGAGCTGAACCAGCTGCCGAACCTGAAACACCACCTGAAGGAGAAACACCACCTGAAGAAGAAGCATAATGGAAATAGGAAATCACAAAAATTTAGGAAAAGACATTCAAGTATCGGGACATAACATTGTCCCTTATTTGGCTAATTTAACCAAATACATGGTAGATAATGGTTTGAAGGCAAACCCATTACCAAAAGTGATTATATCTTCAGATGCACAGTATGCAAATGAACCTTTTGGTAAAACAGCTTATTATGATCCTGAAAATAAAGTTGTAACATTATTTGTAGCAGGTAGACATATTAAAGATGTTTTACGTAGCTTTGCACATGAGATGATTCATCACAGCCAGTTTTTAACTGGTATGTTTGACGAAAATCATCTAAGTGCTTTAGAAGACCCAAGATATGCAGAAAATGATAAACATATGATGAATATGGAAAAAGATGCTTATCTTCGCGGTAACATGTTCTTTAGAACCTGGGAAGATTCATTTAAATAAATTATTATGAAAAAAACATTAATTACAGTAATTTTAGTTATCTTAGCGGCTGCAGCTGTTTATTTTATTTTTTTAGATCGTGGTTTTAACTACGATAAACAAGAATTTAAGGAAACAATTGATAGCTTGAACAAAGAAATAGATCTTAAAGAAGATACTATCAATATCAAAGAAGAAGAAGTTCATGTGTTTGAAAATCAAGTAGAACGTGCTCAGAAAACAATAGATGTTAATAATGTTAAAATTAAAAAATTAAATCAAAAACATGAAATACAAATACTTACTATTGATAGTTACGATGTTACTCAGCTTGAACAGTTTTTCACAAACCGTTATAGAGACTCGTCAAGTATCAAATAACGATACCGTTAAGATTCATATTGATATCGCTAAAAAGATCGCTAAAGATTTATCTTTATTAGACGTTCTTAAAGAAGAAAGAGTGTTCTTAAAGCAAAACATTGATACGATTACGTTTCAAAGAGATACAAAAGACTCAATTATTGTTCGCAAAAATGATCAAATAGGATTGTATAAATCTTCTATTGATATCTACAAACAAAAAGAAGACGTATATAAAATAACTTTAGGTAAATTAGATTTACAGTTATCTAAAGCTAAATTTAAAAACAAATTAGGCTGGGGAACAGCTGCGATTTTGGTTGTATATACACTTGTCCGTAAATAATGTCAGAAAACCCAGTATCTCTTAAAGAAATAATAAGGGATGAATACATAAAATGTGCAAAAGATCCGGTATACTTTTTAAAAAAGTATGTCTATATTCAGACTAGTGACGGTCGAATGCTGTTTAATCCCTATATTTTTCAGGATAAACTTCTTTTCTTATTAAATAAACACGATAGAACTATTATTCTAAAGTCTAGACAGTTAGGTATTACTACCTTATGTGCTGCCTATTCTTTATGGTTAATGCTATTTCAAAAGGATCAATCAATTCTAGCGCTTGCACCAACCCAAGAGAAAGCTAGAAACATCGTAGATAAAGTACGCTTTGCTTATGCGGAGCTTCCCTCATGGTTAAGAGTACCATCCTCAGAAGATAACAAATTAAGTCTTATATTATCCAACGGATCTAAAATCAAAGCTGCATCAGGGGCCTCAGAGAGTGCTCGTGGTTACACCGCTAACGTATTGATTCTGGATGAGGCTGCGTTCATTGAGAATGCCGAAGATTTATGGGGATCAGCACAACAAACTTTAGCAACAGGTGGTAGAGCCATCGTGTTATCAACTCCAAATGGTATCGGTCAGTGGTTCCACCAAATGTGGAATGATGCAGAAATGCAAGATAACAATTTCGTTCCTATTAGATTACCATGGAATGTTCACCCTAACAGAGACCAGAAATGGAGAGACGATCAAGAAAAAGAACTTGGTAAAAGATTAGCTGCACAAGAGTGTGATTGCAATTTTAACAGCTCAGGAGACACTTATTTTGAATCAGAGCAGTTAGAGTACTATACAGCTAATATACTCGATCCTGTAGGCTTTGAAGGGCCAAAGAATGACATCTGGGTGTGGGAACATCCTGTAGATCAAAGATCTTACATGGTTGTAGTTGATACAGCTAAGGGAGATGGTTCAGATAGCTCAGGTATTCAAGTATTAGACATATACAGCGGTGCTCAGGCATCTGAGTATAAAGGTGACGCTGACACTAGTACCCTGTCTAAAATGGCCGTTGCTTTAGCAATAAAGTACAACTCAGCACTTCTAGTAGTAGAAAATACAGGATTAGGACACGCTACAATGAGCATGATCCTAGAGATAGGTTACAATAACATTTACTACTCCCCTAAAGGAGACACGTTAAATGTGAGTCAGTACATGACTCAATTCTATGAATACGATATCTCTCGTATGACACCAGGCTTTACAACCTCTACTAAGACTAGACCAGAGGTATTGTTAGCTATGAAGAGCTACGTCAGAGATCATTCTATTCAAATCCGTTCTAAACGAACAGTAAATGAGATGCAGACTTTCATTTGGAAGAATGGTAAAGCGCAGGCTCAAACTGGATACAACGATGATTTGATCATGTCGTATTCAATTGGGCTTTATTTAAGAGATAGTGCAATACAATATCGTGCACAAGGCCTTGATATGCAAAGAGCTGTATTGAATAGTATGCAGAAATCAACAACATTTTCACCGGTCAACCAATTAAATGAACCAAAAGTAAATCCATACCAGATGAACGTTAACGGTCAGATGGAGGATATTACGTGGTTAATCTAATAATGACCATATTTATATATATTAAAGAACAGATATGCCAGTAGACAAAAGTTTATTCCCAAGGCTTAAAAGATTATTTAGCACCGACGTTGTTATTAGAAACGTGGGCGGGAAGCAGTTACGTGTAATGGATGTGGAGCGTATCCAAAGTTTTGGTCAGTTACAGACTAACAGTTTAGTAGACAGATTTACTCGTTTACACAAGTCTGGACAAAGAATGCAGTTCAATCCGACGTTGAACTACCAAACACTTAGATTACAGCTGTACTCAGATTACGAAGCAATGGATACAGATGGTATCGTATCAGCTGTATTAGATATTTTATGTGAGGAATCGACTTTAAAAGGTGAAACCAATGAGGTTTTAACCGTTAGAAGCTCGAACGACAACATCCAACGTATCTTATATAACTTATTTTATGATGTGTTGAATATTGAATTCAACTTACCTATGTGGATTAGATCCATGTGTAAGTATGGAGACTTCTTTTTGAAGTTAGATATTGCAGAAAAATTTGGTGTGTACAGCGCCAGACCATTGTCAGTATACGATATGATTCGTGAAGAGGGTCAAGACCCAAATAATCCATCTTATATTAGATTCATCTATGATCCAATATCAGTAGCAGGTGGTACAACCGCTACTAAGAACAAAGAATACTTTGAGAATTTTGAAGTAGCACACTTTAGATTACTTACAGACACCAACTACCTACCTTTCGGTAGATCATACGTTGAGCCGGCTCGTAAGTATTTCAAACAATATACCTTGATGATGGATGCGATGTTGTTACACCGTATCATGCGTGCTCCTGAAAAGCGTATTTTCTATATCAACGTAGGTAATATTCCTCCAGCAGAGGTTAATGCGTTTGTACAACAAACTGTTAACGGCATGAAGAAAACTCCTTATATTGATCAGAACACAGGTGATTACAACTTGAAGTTCAACGTACAGAATATGCTTGAGGATTTCTATATCCCAGTTCGTCCAGGTGATAATACCACTAAGATCGACACTACAAAAGGATTAGAATATGCTGGTATTGAGGACGTTGAGTTCTTAAGAGACTTGATGTTAGGCTCTTTAAAGGTACCTAAATCATTCTTGAACTACTCAGATGAATTGAACGGTAAGTCCACTATTAGTGCCTTAGACGTTCGTTTCTCACGTACTATTGAGCGTATCCAAAGAATCGTATTAAGTGAACTTGAGAAGATTGCATTGATACATTTATATGTTCAAGGCTTTGAGGATTCTGATTTGGTGAATTTCCAATTAGGATTGAACAATCCATCTATCATCTACGAGCAAGAGAAGATTGCTTTGATGAAGGAGAAAGTGGATTTGGCTGGTCAGATCATGGAGAAGAAGCTATTCTCTACAGATTACATCGCTGATAAGATCTTCCAAATGAGCGAAGAGCAAATCATGGAGCAAAGAGAACTTGTAGCAGAAGATGCTAAGAGAACCTTTAGATACAACCAACTTGAGACTGAGGGTAACGATCCATCTGTATC